AGGTTTACCCCCTCCCTTCTTTTCTGCTTATAGGTTTTCATGGTTCACTCCTTTGGAAATAAGCCCACCGCCCAGATGGAACGGCGGGCTTACACGCTATTAACCGATTGACTGCATAGCAGACAAATCGGACGCTGCGCTTTCCATTATTGTTCGCATGTACTCGTCCATATACGCCCAATCAGGCTCGTTATCACTGGTGCACGGCAATGTCACAGTCAACAGCTTCGCTTTGTCCCATACACACTTATCGTCATAGCTAAACTTGTCCTTGATTGCCTTTTCGAGCACAGTTGCAAGAAACATCAACGTGAACGCTGAATCAATCTTTGCTTTCGGCTTCACCAGATAGGCATCCCATAGCACACCCGTTCTCTGCGGTTGCGCATACACATCGCCTGTTGCGATAGCACCGTTCTGCACAATATCAATCGTCATCTCAGCGGTTTCAAAATCGGTCTCGCGCCCATAATACATGATGCCGTTGTTGCCATGTTTGGCGTTCACAAGGGGAAGATTGAACTCCTCTGTACGTTCCTCAGACACATCGAACGTCTTGTTGAAGTCCTCTTTCTTGACATCAAGCTGGAGCTTTTCGAACAAGTCCCCGATGATGAACTCCTGCCACCCGGATACACTCAACGCATGCTTTTCTCCATCGGTCTGTCTCAGACTCTCAAGGCTTGCCCCAGATTCCCCCATGACTGCCGACATGTACTCATCCATGTAAGCCCAATTAGGCTCCCCGGCCGCATCAACAGGAAGTCTGATTTGCTCCTCTTTCAGCAGGTCAGGAAACAAACCGTAATTATACGGATACTTATGCACCACGGTTTGCAAACATGCCGCAAGAAACATGCAGGTGGTGGCGCTATATGGCCGCGTATCCACGTAATAAATATCACGCCCGGAAAGAAACTCTTCCGCTTGATAGAAAAATGCCGCGTTTTCCGCACCCCACGTAATCACACCAGCAGGACTCGGAGTCACATCGCTTACTGGATGTACACGGCATTTAATGCCATTATTAAATTTCGTGCGCACTACATAAGGAATACCTTCATCAGTCTCGACCACTTGGCGTGCGTGAAGCACGGGCGGCTTTACCATAGATGGGAAAAGCTCGCCAACAACAAACGGCTTCCACCCACTCGTATCAATCTTCGCCATCGCCGTCACCGCCTTTCCGCATAGTCAAAGTCACGGACTCGTCATCGGCGCTTACACGGCTCGAATACATCGCCGTGTCCAGCAGCTTCTCACCGAATGCCTTCGCGTCGATGCTCTGCTGGAACATCAGATAGTCCATCGCCGTCTTACGAAAATCCTCCTCGAATATCTCGAACGGCTTCTGCGGCATCTGATAGGACAGGTGCTCGGCGGGGTTCACCCACTGGCACGTATCGTCGCCGGACTGCTTCTCAACCACATCGACCCAATGAGCCTCAATGGCAGCCCACTTGCCGTAAACATCATGGCGCCCCTTGTTCTTGACCGTCGCCAGACCATCGGACTCCATGTAGCAAGCGAAAAACTCCTTGCCGTCCTGCGCTACACCAGCCTCGAACACAAAGATGCTCGTAGTCACACCCACGCCAAAAAACAGGTCTTCCGGCAGCTTGATGACCTTGCGCAGACGATGATTCTTCAGAATGCGCTTCATCTGCGTCTTCGATGCTTTCTCCAGCTTCTTGTCTGGCAGGATGAACGCGCACTGGGTATGCGCCGGAACGCTGTCTAGTACGTTCTCGACGATGGTTATGCAGCCGTACTTGTTTTCATACGGTGGGTTCATCAGCACTTTCGTGATGGGCTTCGACCCCATCCACTCGCAAGCCGCCTCGGAGCGGGTATCCATCTGTTCGAGATTCGTCTTGCCGTCCTTATGAATCAGCATGTTCGCGCACGCCAAAGCGTAAATCTCACGGTCGAACTCGATGCCATAGAGCTGCTTGGACTTAATCTCTCTGGCCTTCTTCGTCTCCATACCGCCAGCCTCGCGAATCATGTTCGCCATGGCCTTCACGAGGAAGCCGCCAGAACCACATGTGGCGTCCAGAACGCAATCATCCATGTTCACTTCGAGAATCTTGTACATGAAGTCCGTGATGTGCTCGGGCGTGAATATCTGCCCCGATTCGGATTTCTTCTTGTAACGATTGAACTCGTTGAAGAAGATGCCCATTACGTCCTCGCCGCGCCATTCGTTCGAGTTGACGCACTCGGAAATCTCGATAACCCAGTCGATAAAATCGTTGATTGCCTTCTGGTTGTCGGTCGTGTTCATCTTGATGTCGGAGTATTCCTCCAGCAGGATGTCAATCTTCGCATTCTGTTTGCGACTGGCAATCAGTGATTTTGCAAGCGTTGAATGAATCGCCGTATGGAACGTCTCATAACCAAGGTTTTTCAGACGCTTTAATCCTGCACCGTATCGCTCTGCAACCAACGCGCATGCCGTGAAAATCATGCGGTGATACAGGTTCTTGATGCCGAACTCGAAGTGCAGGCAATTGTTGATACGCGCCGTCAGCTGGTAAATGCGCTCTTTGTCGATGCTGTCGACGGTGTAGAGCGACAGGTAATAGCCGACGTGCTGCAACTTGTCGGGCGTCTTGACTTCCTCCTCGCCCTTGAACACGCGCACGTCCTCGCCGTTGTATAGAACGCCGATAACCTTCTCGTACTGCGTTTGCACAATGCGGACGTTCTTCAGCACCTCGTCCACCTGTGCCTTGCCAAGGGCAATGCGTGTTGCCTTCGTCTCCAACACCAACGCCACGTCTGCCTTGTTCTTCGGCAGATACCAGCCGTCCGGCTTGTCCGCCACGCCCGCAAACCCCAGCTGATTGAACGTCGTAAGCTGACCGACACCCGCACGCGCCGCATCGCTATCTACAAGCCCGAGAATGTCACGCGCCAAATCGCGTACCGCATCCTCCGTCAAATTCTTTGCCATCTATTCGTTTCCCTCCTTTACCACTCATGGTTCGCGATGTACTCGTCGGCAGCCAGACGGAAAAACGCGGACAGGCTCAACCCGTGAGCCTTCGCAATCGCCGTCAGGCGCTCCTTATCGCTTTTCGTCATGGAGACCAACGACGTGGCGCGCCCCTCTGATGCATCGGCGGAAACGCTCGCCTTGGCCTCCTTCTTATCGTGTTCCTTCGCGGCGTCTGCTTCGAACTTATCAAGCAATGCCGCCATATCTTGCTTCTTCGCCATGTTCAACCTCCTTGCAATAGATACTCATTATCTAACAAGTATCTAATGAGTATCTATCCTTTTCAACTGCTTCTTCTCGAACGGCAGACCAGCCAAAACGCTGACCTTGCGGCACATCGTGCGGACCGCCTCGGCGGCGGCACCGTGCCTGTCCACGTTCACGACGGATTTCTGCATGCCCTGCGCCTGCACGATTGCCTCGGACTGCGGAACCTTGACGACGTTTTTCGCCCATGGCTTCTTCTCAAGCCACGTCATGAACGACGCGCACATGCGAAAACGGTTCGTCCCGTTCACCACGATGACCAACGGGGCATTCGTGTTCTTCGCCACGATAGAGACCGTTCGCGTGAACGGCTCGATGTCGTTCGGCGTCGGTCGAACGGGGATGACGATGACGTCCGCACCGGAAACGAGGTCGCTCAGATTGTCCGTCAGTACACCCGGCGTATCGACGATGGCAACCTCGGCATCCTCGACCTTCTTCGAAGACGACGCGTCCTTATACTGACCGTCCAGAGAGTAGAGCGACGCGGGCACGCCCTGTCGCACATAGCTCTCGTAAAGCTCGTTGGCTATCACCGACTTACCGGTGCCGCCTTTCTCGCAAACGACTGCGATTGTCTTCATATCAGCACCTCCATCCTATCAAGAATATATACTAAATATCTATATTATAGCTACTGAATAAATAAAAGTCAATATGCAGTAGCTATCTGAGTACGCCCTTTTGCAGACCAGAGCAGGGGCTTCATCGGGGCTTTTGCTGGTCTCCAAACGGGCTTCACGCCCTCGCTTCGCTCCATCCGTTTCCTACGTTTTCCGAATCCGGCTCATAAATGAGCGGACGACGAAAAACCCCGATTCCCGCCCCTTGCGCGTACGCCCGTCAACAGCCCTTCTGAAGGTCTTTTCGTAGCCCGCGAGCGGGTACTTGAAAAGGGAGCAGTCTGACGCTGCTCCCTCATCTTCTCGGCTACTCGCCGAACTGCGTGTTCTTGTCCGCCGACCTCGGCGTCCTCACGGGCGCACGCTGCTCGGCCTCCTTGACACGGCGCTGCATGCGCTCGCTCTTCAGACGCTTCTCGCGCTCGTCCTCGTCGGACAGTGCCTTCTCCGCCGCCTTGAGGCGCTTCTCGGCATCCCACATGTTCTTGCGGGACTCGTACACGCGCCTCTCCGCCTCCTCGCGCTGCCTGCGGCGCTCCTCCGCGAGCGCTTCCTGAATCATCATGCGCAGCATCAGGGCGGTCATGTCGGCCATCATGCGGGACACGGGGTCCTTGGCGTTGCACCCCGCCTTGGCGAACACGTGCATGCCGGCCAGAAGCCCCGGACACGGGCTTTGCAGGGTGTCGCGTGCCTCCTTGGAGGCATGGAACTCGCGCCGTGCGGCGTCCACGTCTTCGCGTAGCTTCGCCAGCTGCTCGTCCGGGTGGTTGCGCGCCTCCACGAGCGCCTCGTAGCGCTCGTCCATGAAGGGCTTGCCCGCCTCGCGTGAGCGGTGGATGTGCGCCTTCTGAAGGTCGGACGCCATCTCCGACACGTACGCCCGGTCGAGGTCGTACACGTCGAGAGCGGAATCTGCAGAGGGCTGTTCTGCCGGTTCGGCCGTTTCGGGCACGTCGGGAAGGACCTCCGGTGCCGGGGCGTCCTGCTGCGGTGCCTCAAGCTCGCGCTGCTTCGCCTCGAAGTACGCCTCGATGCCCTCGCGGGTCAGGTCGTCGGCGAGGTTGGAGGCACGACGCCTTCTCTTGCGCCTGCTCTTGCCGTAGGGGTCACGGGACTTGTAGCTCCAGCCCACGGTCTCCTCTCCGGTCTTCTCGTCGACCTTGCGGGTCTCGGTCAGCTCGACGCCGCGGACCTTCAGCTCCTCGAGGAACTCCTCCATGTTGCTCGCATGGTCGCGGGCGTCCGCCACGCGGTTGCCCAGAACGCGCTCGAAGGACTCGATGCCGAACTGGCCCTTGCGCTCGGCCCACGTGGTCCTCTCCCTGGCGGGTTCGGGACCCACGACGGTGAACCCCATCTCGCGGCTCAGCCGGTCGTTCTTGCGCTTCACGGTCGCGTGGTCGGTGCCGTGCGCGATGGCCGTGCCGGATACCAAATCATGGTTCGCGATGGTCGCATGGACGTGCACGCAGCCGCCCTCGCCGTCAGTGTGGACCGTGACCCAGCAGGGGGCGTTCGGGGCCACTTCCTTGCACAGGGCATAGCCGTACTCGCACGCCCTCTGGATGTCCTCGGGGCTGTCCTTCGAAAGCTCCTCGGGGGACCACGATACGCGAAGCTCGTAGCCCTCGTTCAACCTCGTCCCCTGGCTCTGCCTGCGCATGGCGGAGCAGAACCGGATGAAGTCCTCGCGGGTGCCCATGTCGCCCATCTGGGCGGCGATGCGGTTCGTCTTCTCGCGGATATTGCGCGTGCGCTTCTTGCCCTCGCCGAGTTCCGTGTACGACATGCGCCCGCGGACGTTCGGCAGGGGCTGGATGTGCGTCGTCGACATCAGCTTCCACCCCCTCCAGAAAGAATCTTCTCGCCACGCTCGCCGTACCAGTAATCGCACAGCTCCTCTAACTGCTCGGGTACGTCCGGCCACAGCAGGGCCATGGCGCGGAACACGTCCTTGCCGAAATCGGTGCGCAGGCCGTCCACCTCATCGGTCAGCTTCGACAGCTCGCCGCGCACCTCCGCAAGACCCGTCTTGCACTCGCCGAGCACGCCCGGGGAGAGCGAACCCGGATGCGACTTGGACTGCGCGTTCAGCGCTCTCGCAATCTGGTTCACGTTGACGCCGATGCTCTTCGCCTCGGATGCCATACGCTCCGCGTCGGCGTTCCTCGTCACGACGTACGTCGGTTCAACATCCCCGCCCTGTACCTTCTCCACGCAACTGCGGAGAAATGCGGAGCGGGTCATCTTTTTCTCGGAGCAAATCGCGTCCAGCGCGGCAAGCTCCTCGTCCGAAAACCGAACCTGGACCGTGCGCTCCTTGTTCGGCTTCTTAGCCGCCTGACGGCGCACGCGGCTGCTCCTCATGTCTGAACTCACACCCACGTAAAACACCTCCTTTTTTAATGCAACGTGCGCGTTGATTTTCTACGACAGAATCGACGCTAAAAAAGGAGCGAGCATGGGACTTGTCCCTACAAAACTTCGGATTTTTCTACAAAGTAGAAAATTCCTCCGTTTTGTCGTTACACGTCCCGCTCGCGAGGGGGCAGTTTTCACTGCCCCCTTCGAACCCCCAGATGCGCCCCATTCCCAACCAGCTTCCGCCGACGACTCGGCGAAGCATCCCATTCGGAACGGGGCACCCCGGACACCCCTTACGGGGTGCCGGATAGGAGGCACGACTGCCTCGCTACATGCCCTCGCCATAGCCCGCCACGGGCATAGGCTCGCGTCCGTCCGGGGCGGACGTGCTGCCCGAATCGGACGCGACGGGCGCGCCGTTTCGGACAGGGGCGGCACCCTGCGAAGGCGCCTTCTTGGTCAACATCTTGTGCAGGTAGTGCCCCGCCTTGCGCATGTCGGCGACGCTCATGTCGCCCAGCTCGGGGCAGCTCTCGTACATCGCCTTGCCGATGTGCTTGAAGCACTCGTCGCGGCGCTGCTGCATCTCCTCAATCGCCTTGTCGATGTCGGAAATCTTCTTCTTAGTGCTCATGATTTATTCCTCCTTGTCTAACCGAATCTGTCTCCTTGCCCTGCCGTCTTCCGCGCTACGGAAGAGACGGATGCATGTACATCCAAAACTGAAACGCGCTGATGACGAAGGGCAAGACGAGCATCACCAAAGCGACGGTAATCAATGCCCTCGCGACCCTGAGTCCGAGGACATCGACCTCCGACTCGTCGGGCATCGACTTGTCGACCTTCGACTCGTCGGGCATCAATTTCTTCATCGCCTCAAGGTGCTTTGAATACGTCTCGCGCTCTTCCGCCGTGAGCGTTCCATCGCTCGCATGAGCGCGAAGCAACGCGACCTCCTCGGGCGTCAAGATGTTCGTGTCCTTGTCGTTCTTAGATGCCTTGTTGATACCTAAACCATTCATTCCTTTGCCCTCCTTTAATCAGCCGTTGCCGAGGTCTTCGATTGTCTGCTTACTGCCATTGCCGAGGTCTTCGATGGTCGGCTTAACGCCACCGTTCCAGTCGTACGGTACGTACGGACCGGGGTCGTACGACGGGTCTTCCTTCTGCGCCAAATAAACCTGGAAGTTCCACAGCGCCTCATCGCTAAAGATATGTCGGTGCACCTCGGTCATATCGGACGTGCCCCGAAGACCGCTCACCACCTCGTCGAAGAAGCATTCGTCGGGAACCCCTCCCACCAATTCGAGACGCGCGACTGAAGAGTGTGTGTTTTGCAAAAAGCTCCCCAAGTCCCAAGCTCCGGTAATGGCGACAAGCGGCACACCAGCCTGCGATTTCGTCATGTCCAAATAGTTGGACCACACCTCGTTCGTGTCGGGCAGCTCACCCGTCAACCTGTAGTTGATTTCGTACATCGTGTACTGAACCAGGAAAGGCGATTCCGACAGCTTGCATCCCGTCATGACGTACATCCCAATCAGGACCACGAGCGCCAGCGACATGACGCCGCGCAGAATCGCGCTCTTCTTCAGCTGCCTCTCCGATGACTCCCCCGTGAACTTCGCATCGGAGGCGTTGGCGTCCGCCTCGGCAAGCGCAAGGGTCTGCTGATAATCCTGATAGAGCAATCGCTCGTTCTCATCAAGGCCGTCGTGGCGTGCCTTCAGACGCCACTCCGCAACCTTCTCGCTCTCCCATTTGAAACCCTTCTTAGGCGGTACAGCACCCGAGGGCGGCGACGAAACAGCGGAAAGCTGCTCCGTCGCATAGTCGTCGTACGCCTGCTGCTCTTCGGGCGTGAGCATTCCGTGCTTCGCCTTCAGGCGAAGTCGAGCCAGCTCATCAGGCGTCAAATTGCTCATGATTTACTCCTCCTTGTTCGTTGAATCAGTTGTCGTTGCATCTTCCGAAGTGGCCACGCCCATACGGACAAGACCGCGAGTGCGTTTCGAGCCGCGATACAAGTGGGAGCGATTTGGATTCGAGCCTCGATACCCCGGCTCCTCCCACTCAAAGACGCTATACATGCCAATCAATCCCTCGGGCGTGTCGTACATCTCGTCGGGGACGGAAACCGGATTGTCCGAATAGTCCCAGCCTTCGTAATCGGAGATGATTCCCTTGACGTCGTTGATGAGCGATTTGCGACTTTGGCATCGTCCGCTCGGGTTGTTGCGCATAAACCAATGGCGGTACAAATCGAATACGAACTGCCACGGCAAAACGTCCCATGTCGCCCGTATGAGAATGTCATCGAGGAACTGGCGAACCGGGTCGTTCGTCAGACGGAAATCATCCAGAAGCGCCAAGCAGGCATCCGGCTCATCCAGCTCGTAATAATCCGTTTCGGCGAGCACGTGGTACAGCACGTACTCGAGGACTTCGGGTCGGTTTAGGTAGTCGCCCTTGATGTACTTGCGCTCGCAGCCCTCGAAGCGCTTCTCGAACGGAATCACCAACAGGCGGCGAAGCATGGATTCGGACTTATCACGAACCCTCGGAATCTCGTTGACGCACTGCACCATGAAACCGTTGAAAAGCACGTCGCGCGGGTCGCGGTTCTTGCGGTTCATCTGGAACGGGTCGCCCGTGATGATGCTCTTGAGCGACGCCGCGTCGTCCACGAACGTGCCCGTGTCGTTCTCGTCGGTGATAATCACGGACGCATGCATCAGCGACGTGAGCATGAAATCCTTACCGAAGTTCTTCAGCGGAATGGAAGTCCAGTCGCCCGGTCCACAAAGATTGCGAAGCAGGGTGCAGAGCGTGCCCTTGCCGTTGTTGCCGGAAGGGGAATAGAGCCATGCGGATTTATTCCAGATCACATACGGGCGAACCGTTGCGCCGATAATCTGCCACAGAAGCGAGACCACATCGGGGTCGTCGGACAGCTCGTTCATCCACGACACGACATCCCAGTCCGTGCCGTCCTCGTTGTTGTGGATGACGGGGTTCCGGGCACGGTCAACGAAATCGACGTGCTTCTTGCTCGTGAAGACGAACGCAGGGTCGAACGCCATCAGAATCTTGTTGCCGTAATCGTAGATGCCGTTGTTCACGGCGACCAAGTCGCGATTGCGGCAGCGCTCCACGCGAGGGCAAATCGCGCGAAGGGCCTCGATGGTCTCGTTTACGTCCTTGATGGTGCCCGTCTTGCAATAGCCGCGGATAAGGCTCTTCAGATTCTGCTCGCCAACGTCGTAGCAGCCCTCGTTGTCGCCGCTGTACTGGTAAATGCCGATGTCGAAGTTGCCGTCGTCATGCGAGTTGTTCCAAAGGATGCCCACCGCATGGTGCAGCTTGTACAGGATGATGGCAATCTGCAAGGTATGGAGACCCGACAGGCGCTTGTAGCGCTCCGCGCCCTCCTTCTTGTCGGGATAGGCGTCCTTCAGCTTCGCACCGGGTGCCGCATTCGGGTCGCGCTTGCCAAAGTTGTACGCGTCGATGCAGCGGTTCGTCAGCGTCAGAAGCTCGAACTTGAGCGTATCGCGAAAGGGCGGGTCCTCGGGGTCTTTGTCCTGCAGGTAGAACAGCGTCGCATACTCCAACAAATCGTCGTACGCGATAGTCTGCTCAGAGCAGAACGACACGATGTCCGCCGCACACTCATCGGGAAGAACGGGACCTGTCAATTCCTCTTGAATATCAGGCGCATCCGTGCTAAAATCTTTATAAATTGAGTTGGCCGTCCCGGAAGCTGCGCAGGCATCGGGGCGGTTTTCTTTTACCTCCATGTTCTCACCTCCTTAATTCGTCAGCTCGACGTGCTTCACGTTCTCGTTCTTCCACGCCTCAAGGTCATCCATCTCATAGCGAACCGTGCTACCGACCTTGTAGTAATTCGGCCCCTTGCCCTGAGAGCGCCAGACGCGGAGCGTGCCTGCAGTAAAACCGAGGAAATCTGCCGCCTCATACGTCGTCATATAAGAGGGCTTCGACCCTTTCGCTTGCTGCTTTGCCTTAGCCATAACCAGCCACCTCCATGTTCAAAATCCTTTTCGCGAAACAAAAAAGCTCCCGTGGAAACCAAAGAGGGACAGAGGCGCAAAGCCTTGCCTATCTCGGTTTCCACGGGAGCTTCGTGTTCGTTGTTTCGCCCGTGACGCACGGCCTATTCGACCGAGCGCTCGGCTCCTATTCCCGATAGCAACCCCGCATCAAGGACGGGACGGGTGCTGAGCCATTTATCTATACAGCTTTTATTATACGGCGTTAACACTAACTTCGCAACACTTATTATTTCGTTACCCCTGCTCAGAGCCTATTTCCGCTCGTTTATGGGCAGAAATCAATTCAAAAAAGTTCGCTTGCGCCCCCTGAAAAAGTCGGAGGCAGAAGAAGTACGCCAAGGAAAAGGGGTGTCATTCCGACGTGCGCTGCACACCTTCGGCACGCCTTGCACACTTAGCTGCACACCATTTTTCATTGAAGTGTGCAGGCTATTTTTCTTGTTTTCTCTCGTTTATGAGCCTTTTCCGATGCTTTCTCGCCGCCCTGCACGCCATGCACACCTTTTTTCCAATGACTTATATATACGTGAGGGAATTTATATATTTTCATATATAAGACTTATAAAATGGTGTGCATAGTGTGCAGTACCCCTAAATCCCCTGATAAACCAAGATTTAAGCTGCACACTATGGCCAAAAATGGTGTGCAGGATAGTGTGCATGGTGTGCAGGGTAGTGTGCACGAACGACGGAACGCGCAAATCGGCATAACCTCCCAAGCCCATGCCGCACCCCTTCTGTACGTCCGCCCACATCCAACCGCCGCCCGCAGGGCGGCCACCCTTGCATCGAGCGGATGCGAGATGCACATGGGCGCTCGAACGTCCTCAGACCGCTTCAGAGGCGATTTAAGGCACGAAAAAGCCCGAGGGGTACACGAGTACCCCAACGGGCTTAAAACGCCTTAAAACGCAAAATACGGCGTTTCGTGGCAACGAAAACGGAAAGGGGACGCCATCAGGCGTCCCCCAACCTATACACAAGCGCAAACTCATTCTTGTAAAAGAAGAGTTCGACGCTTCCTCTTTTGGTGGAGGCGGCGGGAGTCGAACCCGCAACCGAAACCGCAAAAGCATTGATATTACACGGTTTTTTGATACGCATCTGTAATTCCATCTGCAATTTACTTTTCCAGTTTGCGCATGACGCTATTATAGACGCGCTCGTTTACAATTTTCAAGCTGTCCATCAGCTCGTCCATAATCACCCATGCCTTGTCTGGCGGAACGTCTGCCACAGCCCGCAGAAAATCGCTGTCGCCGTATGTTTCGACGTTGACCGGCGCGGGCGCTGCGGAGTATGCCATTGGCAAAGCCCTCTCTCTGCTGCCGCTTTGCTGGTCCCGGATGGCATACAGCACGGCAAGGCGCTCATAGTTTGTCCAACTTGATTCTTCCGTCTCGAGGCGAGCTATCCAGCGATTGACCTCATTTTCGTCAACCATAGGGGTGCACCCCCTTTAGCCCTCAATCGTGTCCATGCAACGCTGGATGGCTCTGCGGATGCTTTCGTCGTCGGCGTTGTCCAGCATTTCCTGCAACTGGCGTTTCATGTTGTCGATGCCGCCGTCGCGGGAGTAGTGGCCACGGACGTAGTGCGTGCCGCGTCTCGCATTGGACATGTCACGGTCATAAGCGCCGCGCATACCCGACTGCCAGTCTCCGTCGCGGGAATAGCGGCGAGAATAGTCTTCATCGCGGGAATAGCCGTCGTCCTCCAACATCTCGATTTTATCGATGTTTTTGATGGTGTCCGTCAGCTTGTGCGCAATTTCGAGATCGCCCGCGCCAAGCTCACCCTTACGTGCCAGCTCGTCGAGTTCGTCGCACAGCATATTACGCAGATCATACATTGCTTTCTTGCTCATGTCCATTCTCCTTTCACGCGATTCTCTCAACCGTCAGGTTCGAGTTGGCGAAGTTGACGGCCTGATTGCTGGTGTTTTCCATTGCGACCGTCAGGAAGCAGCCTTTCGGGACGCAGACTTGCGCGGAAACGTAAATGTTAAAGTAGTTCCCTACCGCCGCAGGCGTGACAGTCGCCGTTGCACTGGTCAGCGGCTCTCCGTTAATGGCAAGCGCCGCCGTGATGGCCTCAACCGTGCCTCCGGTGGGAATAGCGATGTTGCCGCCAAAGGAGACCCTAAACAGAGCGCGGTTTTGATTGGTGAGGCCGCGCAGCGTGATTTGGCCGCTTCCTTCTCTATGCACAATACACGCTTTCCCGCTTACCGCTGTAGCATCCAAAGGAACGCTTTGATTTGACGCAACAGTTACAATGTTGTTATTTACATATTCTGCCATAAATATCATTCCTTTCGTTTACAAATTCTTTTTGGCTTTTCAAATATTTCCTCGCCCGTCCATCCTCTCGAATGTCTATGATATGCAAGCGCTCTATCAAAATTAAGCAAGTCGCACCACTCGGCTATTGTCTTGGAATCCCCTTTATAAGTAACATAAACATTGTCTCGCCTGTTTCTACATTGCCATTTATTGTTTATCCAACGACAATTTTCAGGGCAATAGCCTTTTTCATTGTCTTTTCTATCAAGCGATAAAGTTTCATTATACCCATTGGCTATCGCCCAATTATAAAAACAAGAAAAATCGTTTGCCCATTCGGAACATACCGAAACGCCCTTACCGCCATATCTGCCGAAGTCTTTTGAACTCTGATTATTGCATCGGCATTTCATGCCATGCCATATACGATAAAGACGCGTATTTTTCATTCCGTGCGTTTTATGCTTATCTCCAGATAGTTTACCGGCCATACATCCACAACTATTTATCCTCCGGTCTTTTAACTGGTCAGAACGAACGCGAACATACTTTCCGCAATCACACTTACAAAGCCATCTTCTGGTGTCTTTGTTTATACTATATCCCTCTCGCTCATTTGCCGGAATGAAACGGACAACAGTTAAATAGTTTATGCGCTGGCCTGTGTAATCTACTTTTGGTGTTTTCATAAGGTACGTCCTCCTACAATAATTTAATTAAGCTTAATTAAATTATATCACACTTTTTTCTTGATTTCAAGAAATAATTGTGTTAAACTTAATTAAATTTTAGGAGGTGTGTTATGGCCCAAAACGAACTAAAGAACAGAGCGCGTTTCTCTACCACCATAAGCTTCGAGACAGAGCGAGCGCTAAAAGAGTATTCAAAGGAAACCGGTGTTCCAATTAGCAAAATTGTTGACAAAGCAATTCGCCAATATTTAGAAAGCAAAGGAAATACTTAAAAAATACAGCGGCGAGGCAATAGCCCCGCCGCGTTGTTGTCAGTATCGGCACGGGGCCGACCATCTCGGTAGCGTCACCGATATGGTGACCGAGAAGCTATGCTATGCAGTTGTCAGCAGCCGCAGCCCTGATTGCAGCCGCAGCCGCCGTAACCGCTGCCTGCCCACGGGTTACAGGTAATGTAGGCAGGCGAAGGGCACGGACGAAGCTGAGAGATCAGATAGTTGTTCTGCGCGGCCTGAGATGCCGCCAGCTTCAGATTCTGATTCTCGGTCTGGAGGTCGGACAGTTTGCTCTGCGTCAGGAAGTCGAGGATGGCGCGGCTGTTCTGGTTGTTCGCGTCAATAATGTCGCGCGTGGCGTTCTGTACGGTGTTGCGCGTGTCGCACGCCTGCGTCGCCATGTCGTAGCGCACCTGGGCGATAGCTGCACGGTTTTCGCAGCAACACTCAGCGGCCTGCATCTGCATGGCAGTCAACTGCTGCATGAGAGCCGCCTGCTGGTTACTGCGGGAAAGCTCAGCCTGTGCAAAGCCGTTGGCCATTGCCATGTTGGTGCCGTTGACAAGCTGCGCCTGCTGGTAAAATCCGTCGCAAAGGCCCTGATTTACACTGTCGATCTTACGCTCGACATTAGCAAAATCAGAGGTCAGCACATAGCCATCGACCACGCCGCCGGAATTGCCAGCGTTGTTGCCCCAGCCGTTGCCGCCCCAGCCAAAGACGGCAAAAATGAGGAAGAGAATAATGAGCCATGCGCCGTCACCGCCCCAGCCGAAACCGCCGCCGTTGTTGGTAGGCGAGACCGGCATGGTCAGCATGGGAGCGCCGCCATCGGAAAGAGACATAGTATCACTCCTTTGAAAGATTTTTATTCATCAAATCGTGGCCACGATGTTGATTTTGCCAAAAGTTGAACAAACACTTTGCTTAAATCTTGCTTAGACTTTGCTTATTGCATCAGACTTTGAAACTGCTTTGCCATCTGTTGCAGCTGGTTTAACTGCGCCTGAGAGAGCTTACCGCTCTGCAAAAGTTTTTCAACCTCCGCTTTGGGGTCACCATGAAAATTTGCCTTGAATTGCTGGAACTGCTGCAGCATCTGCATGAAGCCGTTCCCTCCGCCGAGCGCTCCGAAAAAGGGATTATTCATCGCCATCGTCCTCCTTGTGCTTCTTCTTGCCCTTTATTTCGCCCACAAGCGCCGCCAGACGGTCGAACTCATCGCGGGTGACAAACTTATCATCCATTTTTTTAGTATCATGAGGTTTGTTTTCAGCGTCTTCCGTGTAATTAAACGTCCTCATTGGAATAGGCGTGCCGCTTGCGTCTCGCTCCTTGATGTGGAAAACCATCGAGTTTGTTTCAAAGATAATTACTCGAGAATTTGGGGCGACCATAAACCCATTTGCTTCTTCTTTTCCTCCGCTAATCCATACAACGCTTGTCTGCATTTGCTGCGGTTGAGCCGTTTGCGCAGGCATTTGTGGCTGCATCATCTGTTGCTGCCGCATCTGCATGAGGTTGTCCGGCATCGGCGGCGGATAATAGGGGTTGAAATAGGGATATGCCATGTTCATTCCTCCGTTTCTTTTACCCAGTAATAAAGCGGGATTTCGTTCTCACTGTTCCAGCTGTCGTAGATCGTCCCATCCTGCACGCACACTACATGTCCGGAGAGGGCGAGAATATACGTACCGTGCGGGTGGTCATCGGCAAACCTCCCGACCGTGTAGCAGTCCGGGCAAGTGTCCGGCATGATGTAGCGCCGATAGCCGAGAGACCGCAGATACGCGCCCCAACAGGCATTTGCATTGGGAAGATCGCCGTCTAAGTATCCCTGTATGCACAGAGCTAAATAGATCTCGCCCCAGTCTTTCCCGGTCGCCTTGCAAATCGCGCGCACGGTGCAGTCGCTGACGTTGCGTCCGTTTGGATTCGGGTTGAAATAGCTATACATGGAACATCTCCGCAAAGTAAACGTATGTTCTCAATTCGTCAGGGTCAGGAAAAAGCGCGAGAATGTCCATCGCCATTTGCTCGGTAAATCCACAAGCCAAAAGTCGTTCGTACATCTCGCGCACCTTCTTTCTTATTCTGTTTTTATGATGCCATAAAATTCGTTTGCCAAATGGTCATCGTTTGGTCATTATTTGGTCAAAAAATATTTCAAAAAAGCTCTTGACATACCACGCATTGCGTGGTATTATAATCACGTAAACAAAAGAGGGCAACAGCCCAGGAGGATATAAAAATGAAGCTTACCGATGGAAAGAAGACCGTGGAGATCAAGATCCAGCGTTGGAACGGTTCCGGCTATGACCCTGATTGGAGCGCCGATTACTTTAACGCAGGCTCCCTCCCGTACGATGAAGAGACCGACACCTACACCGTCGAAGATGTAGATTACTGCATCGAGACCGCGAACAAAACAAACGAAGACGGCGCTTGCGGCAAGTACGACGAGAACGGCGATCTTGTCCGCGACGAAGACATGTTCGTTTTTGTCGAGGAGCTGAATTAAAGGAGGAGTTTACCATGACCGATAAGCAGTTTTACAGCATCTTTTCGGACGCGCTCTCGAACGAGGGCGCGCCCCGCGAAGCCTTTGTCTCCGATTGGGCCCTTAGTTCCATTTGGGACGACGATAATCAAGATGTTCCGGAGGAGCGTATTGCCGAGGTCGGTGGTATTTGGGATGTTGCTCATCTATCGATCTGCGACATCCGCCAGTATACGGGTCTGTCTCAGGCGAAATTTGCAACTCGCTTTTGCATCCCTCGCCGATCTATCGAGGACTGGGAGTCCGGTGCAAGGCACTGCCCCGACTATCTGCGGTTGTTGCTTGCACAGGCCGTTGGATTGTACAACGATCGTCGGTTTTGCGGCCAGATCAATTCTCGCCATGCGGACTAAAAAATGTGTAACCTGCGGCAAGATTTTTTCCACCGATCGCGCAGAGCAGGCGAAGTGCGAGGACTGCCTTGCCGCATCCCGGTCAACCACCCTGCGCACGCGAACCTGCCACACCTGCGGGGCCAACTTCATCGGAGGGCCCAGAGCCAGCTACTGCCCAACCTGTCGGGCAGAGCGGCAGAAGGCCCCGAAGCAAAAGTACCGGGCCACCGGTTTTTCCCGGCATCTGGGAGATATCGATAACTGCGTGATCTGCGGTGGAGAGTATGTCATCCAATCTGGCTTGCAAAAGTATTGTCCAAAATGCGCCCCGGATGCCGTCCGCGAGATCGACCGCGCGCAGTCAAAAAACTGGAATACCGCACACGATTACTACATAAAACGCCGCAAAAAATCCCGCAGCGGCGTAAAGGTCTGTGTTGTCTGCGGCCGGGAGATAGTGCCCGGTACCCCTACCGTCACCTGTTCCCCCGAGTGCGCCGCCGCCCACCGAAAAGAGGTTCAGAAACGCGCGGACGCCAAGTGCCGGAGCGGGACGAAATCAAAGCAAAACGAAGTCAAAAAAGAGAGCACCGATTAACCTCGGTGCTCTCTTTGCCCATCCGCGATTTTTTTGTATGCTCGCCTGCGGCAGCGGTTGACCGCCTCCGGCGACAGGTGCAGCGCTGCACACACTTGCGCGTAGCTCTTGCGCCGCACGTCGCACTCGATAATGCACGCCGCCTCGTCCTGCGGCAGCTCGAAGGATAAGATATACGCCACGGCCCGCTTGGGGGCCATAGAGGATAATTGCGCGCGGATTGACCTGTGCTGACTGTCCATGCCCGTGTAGGGCTTGCAGAGGCGCTTGCGCGTGGGCTTTCGCCGCCCGCTCCTTCCTGTGCCCGAATCGGACACCGTTATTTTGTTGCTCTCTGGATCATCGTCACGACTTCCTGCCGCGTGATAAGTCTCTGCGGCGCGCTGCCGTCCGTAATGCCAGCCGCCTTTGCCGCCGCCCAGTCCTTCGCCGCCCACGAAGAGACGGGCTTGGTGCCGAGCTGCGATAAATAGCTGTCCATCATCTTGTTAAACGTTGCCTGATCCATGTACTCCTCCATTTCCGGCGGGTACTTCCCCGCCAAGATCATGCTCCCTGTGTATCGCATATGGTCGTCCCATTGAAAATGCGGCTTGTCGGGGAATTTCTTCCAGTCGCCCCCCCACGAAAAACCGACTTGCTTGCCGATCTGACCGCAGCGGGCAAAGAACGACGCATCGTCGTACTCATGCCCCTTGACGTTTTTGCAGATGTCGAACGCCAGCCCAGCCTTGACGCCGTGGAACGTCGGGCGCGTTGCAGTCTTTGCCGCGTAGCCGTTCGCGGCAAGATAGCGCTGGTACTCGTCATCCCTGACCGTCTCCGTCACCAGTACGGGCAGCCCCGCCTCCTTGCAGAGGTCGAGGAAGATGACGCAGTTTGCCCGCACGTCGGCGCGCAGGTCGGCAATGTCCCTACTGTGATACATTGCCGTGCTCCTTTTTGTAGTTGGCGCTGGACACACCGATGAGCGCGCCGATAAACAGCGCGACCGCGCTGATGGTGGTCGTGACCTGCTCTACATACCCCCAGCCCCACACGCCCGCGAGGGCGGCGTAAAGGCCGGAACAGGCGGGCAGTACGATCAGCACCAGCCACTTGAGCACATCGTACACCTTGTTACTCATTTCAAATTTCATTTTTCTTCTCCTTTCGTTTTCCAACGATAATTTCTACCAGTGTCAGAAGCCCGGTAAAGGCTTCGATGATGCCGCCCGTACCCAGCAGGTACGGGAAAATGTTGTCCCACTGCCAGCCCTTGATGCTGTAAAAGATGACCGTGTAGATCACAAAAGCGGCGATGAAAATGCCAACGATAATCAAAATGATGTTTCTCGTTCGCAATTTCGATGCCTTTTTGATAAGGCGCTTCATCCGACCGCCCCACTCAGCAGCCACGCGATAAACGCGCCCGCCAGCGCCGCGAGAGCCTTGTCGACCAAACTGTCCCAGCGTTTCCCCGCCTTGCCCGTGATGGTCTTCACATCCTCCTTGATCTCCTTGACGTCGCCCTCCACGGTCTCCTGCTTCGTGGCCAGCACCTCGACCGACGTTACCAGCCTGTCCAGCGCGCTTTGGTGCTCCTGTAACTCGTCGATTCGGTGCGTGTTGCTCTTGCACCTCGATTCGATAAGCGCAATTGCCGCGTCGTCATAATGCTTTGCATTATCCATATCCCGCTCCCTTTCTGCGGCGTATTACACCGCCTTGAAATAGTTGCCGACAAGCTCGTGCGGCAGGTATTGCAGCGTGATCTTGCCGCCTGCCTGCTCGCCCGTGCGCTCGCAGAGGTACACCTTGCTGTCCTCGCCGTCGAGGTAGTACTTGCCGTACTCGTATTCCATACCGCGCGCGGCCGGGATGGGGTCGTCCTGCGTGCCCGCGTGCTCGGCGTCAATGACCACCCAGAGGTTCGGCGTCTTGTCCGGCGTCCAGTCGGCCTGCGAGGTATGCGCCTGACGGCACTTATACACCTTGCCGCTGTAGCTTCTGCGTTCGCCCTCGTTGTACTTGACGGGGTATGCCCATGCTGTGATGAGTTCCGGCACGCTCGCCGCCTCGCCGTCGCTCAGGCTGACCGCTGCCTGCTCGATAATGGGGCGCAGCTTCACCGCGCGGGCGTATGTGACCGGCTCACCCGCAAGGGCGGTGACGGTCGCTTTGGCGTTCTCCGTCTCCGTAGGCTTGCCCATCTTGATGCTGACCGTGCCGTCGCGGTGGTCGGTGATGGCCCCGCTCAGGCTGTATTCGCTGTTGTCCCACTCGTTGACGACCTCCTTGGTCTCGCCCGTGGGATTGCCGTCGTTGTCGAGCTTGTCCACCGTCTCGCGCTGCACGATGCTCCACGGCGTGTTGTCGGGCAGCAGCGCCGCAACCTCGGTGGTGGTCATCGTGAGTGTGATGGTCTTGGTGTCACGGTCGCCCCACGCGCGGTCTTTGGGGTTGCCGTTGATCTCTGCGGGGTATTCGGTGTTGTTGACTTTGATGTAAGTTGCCATAAATAATCAGTCCTTTCTTTAGAAACAGAAGCCGAAGGCCACGCTCATCTCCTCGCTCGCGAAGTTGGCGTCGGCGATGCCGTTGAGGCCGACAAGGCAGAACTTCTCGGAGTCGCTGTTTTTCGGAGAGCGCTCCCACCATTCGGCCTTGATGCCGTTTCGGGTCTTTTTTTTGTTGTTGTCCGCCTTGTAGTAGTCGTACTGCGTTCCCTCGCCCTTATAGGAATAAGTGACGCTGCCGAAAATCTCAATCTCGCTCAGCAGGAACAGCTTGTCCGCCGTGGTTTTTGGGAGGATGCTGCTGCTCAACATTGTCCGCTTATTCACCTCCCGGATGCCGTTCTGTACTTCTATCGGCATCAGCGCCAGAATGGCAGGCAGATGTGTGCTTCGCATGGCACAGCTCGTCCAGCCGCCGCGGTTGGTGTCCGAGCTGTTCATCTGCTTTGTGTCCGCGTAGCAATCATGCAGTTGGAACGTCAGCGGAGCCTTGCCGGAGCCGTCTGAATAGCCATCGTGGTTCTTGCCGATGATGTCGATCTGGTAGTCCACGCCGTTGATGGTCATGGGCTTTTGGTCTGCTACCTTCCACGTTTCCGGCACTTCGTTGTTGTGGCACGCCGCGATGATCTGCTCCCATGTATTGTTGGCAAACACAGGGTCGTAAGACGGCTCAAAGTTGATGTCATACCCCGTCCCGCCGATAAGCGTCCTGCCCTTCTTGATGCTGTACACAGTGCCATTGACGAGGCATTTCCCGCCCTTTACTTCGTAGGCCGTACCATTGATGAGGGTCTTATGGCTCATGCGCGCACCTCCACAGGCAACCCGCGTAGCCGCGCGTACTCGGTCACGGCGTAGTGCAGCGGCGTACCTTCCTTGATGTGCACAGGCGCACCGTCCTTGAAAACGTACATAGCCTTGACCCTGTGCTTCTCGCCGCGCTCGTCTTTGATGTAAATCTCCATCTCCGCCCCTCCTTAGCCGTACACCCAGTTGATAGCGTAGTTCTCGGTGGGCGTGGTCTCCGTTGCAACCAGCGTCTGCTTGACGATGTTTCCGCTCGCGATATAGTCGCTGCCACGCGTCGCCGCCACCAGCCCGCCCGAGCCATTGCCCTTGATAAGAGAGGTGGTGGATGGGACAGACGGGATGACTGTCGTGTCTGGAAGTGCGCCTACTTCAGAGGCTGTATAACTCGGCTTTGTCGCCGCTTTTGCCCACTCAGGCACGGTCGGGTCGGTTTCCTTGTAGCTCTGCAAAGCGCTGTCAGCCTTGCTCAAACTCGTCTGCACGTCTCTTGCAAGGTCAGATTTTGCCACTGTCGACTTAAACGCCAGACTGCCGAGATCGCTAAACCACTTTGCGATTTTCCCGAACAGCACGGAGAGCTTTTCGCCCGTCGCAATGTTTACCCGCGTGGCAGCTGCCGTGAACGCTGCCGTGACGTTGCTGCCGTCGCCGGTCTTGTCCAGCTTATTGGCGAGCGCCGAGTACACGCCGCCAGACTGCACGGGGTTTGCGCTGCCCTGCGTAGGCGTTGCGTCAGTAGTTACTTTGACGTCCTTGATAGCATTGTCAACGTATGCAAACACGTCTTGATGCTTGCCCTGCGGGTCGTAGACGCTTGCAAGCATATCGCCCGCACCTTGACCGTTCGCGCCGTTGTAGACCTCGAAGTCAAACGTCGTGCCGTCCGTCAGGGTGATGGTATAGACGTCGCTTGTGCCGGGGGCATGTGTTCCGCTCTTGAGCGCGATGCCGGAAATGCCGTTGCCGGGTGCGCCCTTTGGGCCGGGAGCGCCCGTCTCGCCGCGCGGCAGGCCGAAGGCCAGCTTGTAAACATTGTCCACGAGGGACTTGCTCACCGTGGCGGGCTTGCCCGTCTCAAGCGTGACCGCCTCGACGATCATGTTGACGATGGCGTCGCGCGCCGCCTGCGCGTCGGTCTTTGCGGTCTCCGCCGCAGACTTGGCAGATGCCGCGTCCTCGGCGCTCTGAGCGGCCTGTGTGGCTTTCTGCCCCGCAGCGGTCGAACTTTCCGCCGCCGCGTCCTTTGCGCTTTCTGCGGCTTCCTGTGCCGATTCCGCCGCCGTTTTAGCAGCCTGTGCTCCGGTCTGCGCACTCTCCGCCGCTTTCTGCGCGTTGGCCGCAGCGGTCTGTGCATCCTTTGCCGCCGTCTCAGACTTTGCCGCATTGGTTGCCGCCGTCTGCGCGGCCTGTACCTTTTCGTCAACGCCGGTCGCAGATGCAGCCGCCGCCGCCGCAGAAGATGCCGCCGCCTTTGCGGACGCATCTGCCGCCGCAACCTTGTCGTCGATGCCCTGTGCAGCGCCCGCGGCCTTTTCAGCCGATGCAGCCGCCGCATCAGCCGATGCCTTGGCGCTGTCAGCGTATGCCTTAACACCCTGCACCTCCGCCGCGACGGAATCCTTGGCGTACTGCACGACTTGCGAGCCTTTCAGCTTCTTCGCCTCGCCGCTCTGCTCAAGCACAAACAGGTCTTCGTTGGTAATCTGTAATGCTTGCGTGAGGTCGGAAATTGCTTTATCAGCCATCAGTTACCTCGCTTTCTTTCTCGAGCTTCGTCTTGCCCTCTTTGGCGGGCGGCTCTGCGGGGACGTGCGCCGCCTGCTGGTCAAGCCGCTCGAGGATCGCATATGCCTGCCTCAGCTCTCCCTTGACCTTTGCCATCTTCTCCGCGTCGTTCGCGGAGATCATCACCAAGGCCAGCGTATTAAATGCGCTGTCAAGGATCTGCATTGCCTGCTTTGTCATAGTGCCTCCTTATCCCGACTCCCACCAAGAGTCGGTGTAGATTTCTGCGTTGTAGGGTCTCCACGTGTCCGTGTAGATGTATGGCGTATACGCTCGCCACATATCCGTGTAGATGTACACAGCGCCGCCCGAAGTGCCGCCGCCCTCTGTGGTAAACGATCCGCTGTCGGAATAGCTGGTCTCCACCCATTGATTGAGGTTGGTGTCCCAATAGCAGAGCACTGCCTCCCAATCGTAGGTTTCGCCGGGGGTAAGTCCGTCGAACGAATCCGTAAACGTGTTGTTCGTGCCGGAATCCTCGTTCGAGGTCAAGTAATACCCGTACCCCAGAATGCCGGTCACGTAGATCGCACGCGCTCGATCATGGTAGCTGTCTCCGTAAAATGTGCCGTTGAGAACGGCTGTCGTCGACCCCGTCGCCGTAACGCTGACGCTAAAACTTGCCATGCGTCACCTCACCTGACGGAGGAAAAACAGTTTTCCCCAGCTGCCAGCCGGTAAGTTATCTCCGTACATCTGGCTGCCGATATACAGCTCGCCGCCGCCGAGCGACACAATGTTGTTGGACAGCGTGATAAATCCACCGTAGGGGCCGCTGGCTTTTAGGTATACATTGGTCGCCGATTCCAGCTTGATACCGCCATAGAGGGTTTTGATGCCGATACCGTAGTCAACGTTCGTCTCGACAAGCGAAATTTCGCCCACTTTGGTATTGCTGTTAGCCAGCAGTTCCACCGTCTGGCCTCGTAACTTTCTCGCTGTGATAGAAGTGCTGTCAATGTACGTTGCGATCGCGCTGTCGACCTCGCTTGCGCTCAGTCCCGCGTTGCTGTCAACGTAAGTCTTGGTCGCGTAAGACGATCCATCCTTTAAGTCACCCACGGAAATGCTGCTCGCCTGAATCTGGTTAGCCGTGAGCTTGCCGGAGATGTTGGCTGCGTCAACATACAGCGTGCTTGTCTCGATGCTGCTGCCCTTGATCTTAGTCGTGCCGCTCGCGTCGGAGATAGTCAGGCCGTCCAGCGTGGTTTTGACCTCGGTGTATTTGCCGTCGATGCCCTCGACCTTGAGCATGATTTCTTCGCTGGTCTTGGTGATGAGGGAGCGAGCTTTTGCAAAATTTCTCTCGATCTGCCGCTGCGTCGGCGATTTGTACGGGTACTCGTCGTCAATCTCGTCCGCGTCCGGCGCGGAGATGTCCGGCGCGAGCATCGGATCAAACGTCATGTCCAGCGCGATGAGCGGCACGTAAATCCCGTCTACCGTCACCGCGTCGCCAAGCTCTACCGCAGGATCAAGCAGTGCCTCGCTGCCTTCGTAGCCGATGTGCTTGTAGCCGGAGACTTTGGCGAGGATTGCCGCCGCCATTGCATTCGTGCCGTCCGGCTGCAAGGCCGTCAACGTCCGTCCGGTGTCCGATCCGGACACACCAACCACATCGCCGTTCTCGTCGAGCAGCTCGACTTTAGTAATGGGCTGCGACGCGATGCCCGGGGAAAACTCCGCCAGCCGCCGCCCTAAATAGGTTTTGTCCATGTTGCCCCTCCTTACACGAGGATGCGCACGCCACCAAAGGTGATGGCGCCGCCGGTCTCCGTGATAAGATAATTAGTTTCAGCGGGCATGGAGTTCAACCCGACCAGCAGCAGCTTCCCCTCGTCCGTGATGGTCCAATTTCCCGCGTTGGCGACCGCAATACGCCCAAGCGCCTCGCGCATCGTCATGTCTCCCTCGCTGTCCACGGGATATTGCACCGGGAACGCCGCATCCAATACCGTGCGGCTATCCACTGCAACGCCCATGCGCGCCGCGATGTCGGCGACCGCCGTCACCGCAGGCATCGGCCATGTTTCCGCGTCATAGCTGCTGTCGAGCCATGTATCTTCCGCCTTGAGCATCGCATCATACCCATGCACACTCAAAACGCCCGTGACCCGGTCGGTCTTGCGCGTGGAAAAGAAAAACACGCCTTTGGGAATCCACTCGCTCACCTGCTCGCCGAGTACCAGCCGCGCAAATACTTCGATTTTTGCCTGCCGTGGAATCGCGCCTTTTGGGTAAAACTCGACGTCGATCTGCCGCGCCGAACAATTCCCAATGCCAAAGGTGGAATACAGCCCGCCATACACTCGTAAACTATTTTTTACGATGTCCGCTTGACTATATTCCACCCCCGCAATGCTTAATTTGGTTTCTACACGATGATTTCGGTCAGCAAGCAGTGTTAAGTATAAATCACTTACGCTGTGCATTAAATCTCCCTCAACTGTACCGCGCCGCCCTTATAGCGCCGATTACCATCCACGCTGACCAGAGCGAACGCGGCTTCCAAGTCGCTTGTTACGCGCATGGTCTTTACTGTGCCCGCGCCGCTATAAGGGTCGGTAAACGTCACGCTTACGGTATCCCCCATCAACGCATTGTAATATGCCGTGGATTCGGCTTCCGTCATCGGGAAAAATGATGTCTCCACAATGTATCTGTCCTTCGAGCGGGCCGCGTGCTCCGTGTCATCCATTGTTGTGATGACCTTACTATAGCTCACCTCTCGCCGCACGTTGTAGGTGGACACCTTCTCGTGTACATCCAGCGTGCCGAGCTTCAGCATGATATCCATTTACACCCCCATTGCTCGTTGGAGCTGCCTGTTGTATTTATATGCCGTCTCGCCGATTACCTTCCCGTCAAGCACAGACTTCACAACGATGTTGATATCCCCGCCCATGCCGCCGAGGGAAGATAGCGCGCTGCGCATCTGACCGCCGAAAGATTGCTCCGCGCCGATCTGCGCCGCGCCGAAGTCCAGACCGCCAGTGATGCCGCGCTTAATGCTGTCATACTCGTTGTCCCAGCCCTCACCAAGACCCAGCGCCATATTCTCGCCGATTCCCGCAAACACGCGGGACGGAGAATGGATCCCCAGCTTGTTTTTCACACCTGAAACAATTCCAGAGAAGAAACTGCCGACTTTTTCCTTGATCCAGCTGCCCATTGCCTTGATGCCTTCCCACAAGCCCTTCACAATCTGTTTACCGACATCTACGATATCGGGGAGCGAGGAAACGAAGGTTTTTACAATGGTCGCCATCATGTCAAGCACCGACCGAACGATTTGCGGCAAATTCTCAGCAAGGCCGCTGACGATCGCCAATACCATCTTCATGCCAAGCTCAATGACCTGCGGCAATTTTTCGACGGCATAGCCAACAAATTTCTCAATCATCTCCGGCCCTTTTTCCTGCACCACAACGCCGATGTTTTCAAGAATTTTCTCAACGACCGGCAGAAGGTTTTCCGCAACCGTCACGGTGCTTCCTAAGAGGTTCGTGGTGAGTTCCGCCATGTCGGCGTTTTCGTCACCCAGCCCCGTGATAAAGTTGCCATACGCCGCTTTCATCGACGCGATAGACCCTTGGATCGTCGTGCTGGCTTCCAGCTGCGTTGTGCCCGTGATGCCCATTTCCGTTTGCACGGTATGGATAGCGTCAACGATATCCGCGTAACTATCGATGGTGTAATTGGTGTAATTGCCCTGCGCGGCGTTTAAGGCGTTCGCATCGTCCAAAAGACGCTGCATTTCCTCCTTCGTGCCGCCATAGCCGAGTTTGAGGTTATCTAACATCGTGTAGTTCTGCTTGGCGAATCCCTGATAAGCGTTCTGGATAGATTCCATGCTCGAACCCATCTTATTTGCGTTGTCCGACATGTCGGTAATGGCCAGATTTGCCTTTTCCGCTGCCGCATCCGTGTCGTTGCCCATCGATTGCAGCAGGGACGCAGAAAACGCCGTTACGGTGGTCATGTACTCGTTGGCGCTCATGCCCGCCGTCTGGTATGCGTTCGCGGCGTACTGCATGACGGTATCGGCAGAGGACTTGAACAGCGTTTCCACGCCGCCGACCAGCTGCTCATACTCACCGTAATTTTCTACAGCCTGCTTTGTAATTGCGACCGCAGCTGCACCAGCCGCCGCAATCGCAGCGCCGCCGACCTTTGCCGCCGTAGCAAGCCCACCTTTCAGTTTCCCTGCAAGCGTTTCCGCTTTGCTGCTCGTCTCTGAAAAGCCCTTGTCTACGTCTCCGTCGTCTACGCTGATTTTGACAAATAAATCAAGTAGATTCATGTTTCACCACCAATCCGCACCGCGCGACCACATCGGCGGTAATCTCTTCGCACGTTCTGTTGTCCTGCTTTTTCGGCTCAATAATGTCCGCATATCGCGCCTTGATGTAGTTCCCGCCCGCGTATCGCGCCGTGTTTTCGGCCACAATGCGCAGCGCGTCGGTCACATAGATGCGGTACGCCTCGGTTTTCGCTTTTTCATTGAGCCGCGCTGTGCAGTATCGCAGGAACGGCTTTATTCTCCTTTGCCCTCGGTATTCTCCTGCGCAGAGCCAGAGGTTTTCCCGCTCTGCGCTGAGAGAAAAAGCGCGCCGAATGCTTCATCGGTCAAAAGCTCCGTCGCGTCGCGCATCAGCTTGACGAGGTTCAGCGCGCCCTTGTAGCTCTCCGTGCTCACGCCCTCAATAGAGGCAAGAATGGCAATGATGTCGCCTTTGTGCCCCTTGAGCAGCGCGGGGAGCGCTTTTCGCGCCCTCTGCGTCGCAAACTGCTTCACCGTCATGCCTTCCGGCAGCTTTTCCCGCCGAAACATCGCGGAAGCCTGTTCGTCCTCCGCAATGTTGGCAATCGGATCAATGATATCCGCAATGACGTCAAAGACGCGCTCACCCTGAATGTCGGAAAGCTTCATGCCGTTTCCTCCGTTCCGGCCTTGATGTAAATTTCATACGGGACCTTGTCCTGCGCGGCAAGGGAATAATGCGCCGTAAACTCAAAGGCAAACTGTCCCTTAGCCTTGTCCGCCGTCTTGAGCTGAAAGCCGCCCGTGGAAAGCGCGTTGAGCATGTGAATAGCGATAAAGCCGCCGTTTTTTGCACCGTTCTTGTCGGAGTAATCGCCTACCAGCCACAGGTCGGTGAAGTCGCTGTCCTTGAGGTCCGTGCGTGGAACGACCTTCGTCGTGTCGCTCGTGTCAATGTCCGCCGCGCCACAGAGCAGCTTTGCCGTTTTCGTGTCGGCGTTGATAAAGGTGCCGGACATCTTCGCCTCGACCATGTCCTGCCGCTTAAACTCCTTCATGTTCTTCGGGCAGTTGTCAATGTCTTCGCCGAAGTCGGAGAAGGTCGGCGTCGCCGTAAAGGTCACGCCTCCGGTCGTCGCGCCGATCTGTCCATCCGCTCCGATTTCCCCGGAGGCCGGCGTGAAGTCGGTCGTCAGAATGCCCGCATTGATCTGAAGCTTCTGAAACGCATCAGAAGGAATTTTTGTAAATTTCATGTCGTTGTCCTTTCATCAGTTTTGCGACAGGTATTCCACCGTAATGTTGAGATACCGCCGCTTGATGTTTTTATCGCTTTCGTCCGCGATGTTCTGACACCACGGAGAGCCGCGCTTGAGCCACATCGCCCCGCCGTCATACGGCACCATGCATCCGCCCATGCCGATGGCGTCGGCGATCTCCTGCGCCTTTGCATTTGGAACCGCCTCGCCCTCCGTGTAGTACCAAAGATTCACCGTCAGCGCGATTTCGCCGCTCTCCCATGAGCCTGTGATCAGCTCGTAAGTCAGCCATGGGAACACCGCGTCCTCCGGCACATTGGAAGTTGGATACGCAGGAAGGAATTGAGAAAACCACGCATGGAGCGCTTTATCCTTTGTCATTTCGGCAGCTCCTTTCGCTCCGCAGTGAAGAATTTAAGCGCCCGGATTGCCGGTCCGGCAGATTTCGGAGCTGCCTTTTCCTCCGGGTTCGACGTCACCCGGTAGGTCAGCCCCGTTTCCCCATCCCGGAAATAATCGTTGTACTCAATGGGCACGTTCCGGTTGACCAGCGCGGAATACACCGAGGTCACGCCCTCCTGTTCCGCCCTCCGGGCCTCCATGGATGTATCAAGCGCCTGATAGTTGAGAAACTCGGCGCCGTCAACCCATTCCGTGATATAGCCGCCAGCGCCGTCGGCCGTGCGTTTCTTTTCAATCAGAACACACTTTTTACCAAACGCATCCAACAGCATTACGGCTCCACCCCCTTGATCTTTCGCCAGTCATTTAACCGGCCTCTAAAAGCGTCCTGCCAGCCGTTTAACGTGCCGCCGTCGCTTCCTGCGCTGCGTTTGGTGTAGGAGTAGCCCCCGAAGCTCTCGCTTTGATACGGGCTTACAACGGCCTCCCCATTCTTTTCTTCCCACGCGGCGATATCTTCGGCAAGCGCAACCACAGCCTTTGGCACCGCTAGCGCCCACACCGTACCGGTAAAGGTTTCGTCCGTCAGGTCAGCCGCCGGATACTTGTGCAAGCCATCGTTGAACACGGAACCACAGATGCGGAAATATTGATTGGTCAGGAGAAAGGGCAGCGTAATGCTGCCATTCTCCACGGTGAACGTGCCCTCGTGAATGCCAACGAGGAACCAGTTGTTCAAGTGTCGTAAGACCTGTTCAAGCATCACGCCGCCCTCCCTATCACTTTGCGGTCACGCTCGCGTTGCCGCTCTTGAGCGCGTGGTAGTTGCCGTCGCACTCGACCACGGTCACGGTCTGGCCGGTCGCAATGGTCAGATCGCTCTTGCCGTCCCAATCGTTCCAACCGGCAACGTTGTCGCCGTAAGCGACGGTCGCGGCAGAGGCGCCGGACGCATACTTATACTTGTTACCCGCCGCAGCCTTTTTCGGAGATACGGTCAGCTTGGTATCGCCGCTCTTGGAGCCAGCGGCAGAGGTGACCGTCAGGGAACCGAGCGTGCCGTTGTCGATAGTGCCGACGACCACGCCGTCAATGCGCTCGGCAAACAGCTCCATGCCGTTAATGACGGTGTCCGATGCGGTCATGTTGGTGTAATCAGGCTCCTCATGGATGCCGATGTAGCCGGTGGCGTCGGTGGTAAAGGTAAATACCTCCTGAAGGTCAGCGCCGTTGACGGGAATGTAGTACAGCACGATGTTGTCCTTGGCGGTGGCGTAAATCTTGCCCTTGGGAACGCTGGCGTTCATGATAAGGGTACCAAGGCCGAGGAAGTTCTCGACATAGCTCATGCCGAAAGCGGTCTGCACGGTGATGTTAGCAGTAGACAGATAGTCCGCCACATCAAGGGGGTTCATGAAGTAGACCGCGCCGATCTCGTCGTCCTCGAAAAGGACCTGCAGATTTCCCCATGCCTGCGCCAGAACGGTTTGGAAGTTCTTACCGCTCACCGCGCCGGTGCCGGTCGAGAGGAAGTCAAAGAAGCTCTTGCGGATGCCCTTCTGCACATCCTTGAGCATTTCGTCGGTGGTCATTTCCACGGCCTGATCGTAGCCGCGGTCGGTGATCGCTTCGGCAGAGGTGGCCTTGCGCCACTTCTTGAGCGTGATCTCCTTGTAGTTCACAGCCTCGGTCTTGTAGTGGGAAAGGGGGATAGTGTCACCCTCGGCCACAACGCCGCTATCAAGCGTGCCGGTCGCCTTGTAGCTCTTAAGCACAGTGCCGGCCTGCTTTGCGATCTTACGGGTCACACCCAATGCCTCCATCAGCTTCTTGATGGAGTAACCGAACATTTCGGTAAATTCGATCTCGCGCACGCGGGCGAGGTCATTTTTCTTGATCAGATTGGTTTCAGCAGCCATAATTAGCCTCCGTTCTTATTTTCAAAAAGATTGATATTTGCAGCAATCGCCGCGCGGCGCTCCGCTCTGTCTTTGATCTCCATGATCTGATCTTTGGTCATTGCGCCGCCGCCGGTATTCGCCGGGGGAGTGGCGGGATTCGCGCCCTTTGTCTGCGTGGTGGAGACAAGCCCCTTGTAGGTACCGTCTACAAGTGCATCAAGGCTTTTGGTGTCCTTGATCTTCTCGCCGTCCAGCTCCAATGCGGCCATTTCCTCGCCGCAACCACGCATCGCAAGGTCGAGATTCGCGCCGGTGATGTTTTTGCTCTCAAAGTAAGCGCGCACGGCCTTTTCCTTTGCCGCCTTGCTCTCCTTTGCCGTGACGTCGGATTTGTAAGTTTCAAAGGCCGAGTGTTCCTTCTCGTACTTTTCCTTATAGCCGCCGTCACCCGCTGCCTTGAGATCATCCAACTGCTTCTGGACGCTGGGCAGCTTCTCCGCGTCCGCCTTGTACTTTGTGAGATCGTCCTTGAGGGGGTCGACCACGCCCAGATGCAGCGCAACCAAACGATTTTCGATCTCTTCGGTGCAAGCCTCGCCGAGAATGTTCCTAATTTCCGCTCTCGTAAATTTCGCCATGTTATTCGTTCTCCTTTTCCTTGGCCCCAATTCTTCGGGGCGAACGTTGTATAAAAACCGCTATGCTTCGCGGGTTTTACCTAAAACAAAAGAGCCAACCACCGAGAAAAACTCGGTAGCTGGCTCCTATTGCCCTTTCCCGCGCCCTATTACGCGGAAGTTGAATATTTGATTGTCTTTTTTACCTCTAATACGATATACCCGTCGCCCTTGCGCCGGATCTCCGCGTCATTGCCGCGCCGTATAATGGCCTCGATGGCCTTGATGGTCTCGTTATCCATTTTTCAGCTCGCTTTCCAGAATGTCCCGATACTGTCCCGCATGGTCGGCGGCAGCTGGTTTCAAAAATGGCTTCGCCTTGTTGCCGCGCGTGTAATGCCAGTTGCCCTTTGCGTCCTGGTACACCCACGGCGTAGGCCGTCCGCCTCCGCCTTCGGCGTAAATGCCCGTGCCTAATTCAACGTACGCGCCGTACTCGGAATCCGTGCCGATGATTGCCGCCGGTTCCTGCTCGTCTACCACATGGGTGATGCTGTTGCGCAGATTGCCGGTGTCAACGGGGCACAGCTTTTTCGCATATCCCTCTGCCACCAGCCCGCACTTTTCAAGCCCACGCAGCAGCGCCGCCTTGATCTCAGCAGAAACCTCTTTGCTGTTGTCGTGGATTTCAACGCTCATTTATACCTCCAAAAAAGCCCCTTATATTTTGAGCTTTCATGCCTGCACGCATATGAAACATTCGTTGCTGTGCCTCCGATTTGTCGCGCAGCCTCTGATGCAGATACAAATTCCGCTATGACATTCATTGTTTCCGGCTCAATCATCAAAACGGGCTTGCTCCCCGGCGCGTTGCCCCTGATTTTCATAATATGCTCCGCCGTATGCCGTTTCCCCATTTGAGCTTGAGCGGCATGTAATGAATGATTCCCGTAATTCACATTGTACTTGTTGGTACACCATTCAAGGTTTTCTACGCGGTTATTCTCTTTGTCCTCGTCCTTGTGGTTAATCTGCGGGAGATTGTCAGGGTTTGGAATAAACGCAAGCGCAACAAGTCTATGAACCTTCCGATTTACTTGAATCGCCCCGTTCCTCAGTCCAACAACGAGATATCCGTCCTTGTCATGTTGTAATTTCAGTATCTTTTTTCTGTTTCCGCCGTAATAGTGCAGACTCTTTACTCTCCCGCAACTGCTAATCTGATAAAGTCCCTCGAATCCGTCAATATCTTTCCAAATTTCCAATTTCTTCACTCCTTTCATGGTTATATTATACCACAAAAGGAATGGCTTGTCTATTGTAAAATACTATTTATTCCCGCTTTTTCCACTTCTCCCACTCAGAATATGTCATGTTGGGAATAGCCCCGTCACTATCGCGCCGCATTGTGTCAGATGTGTCAACTCCATCAACCTCTGCGATTAGGGTGCATCTGCAATTGTACGTTAAATGGGGCGGTGCGCTTGGGTCTCCCGGAAACATGATTTTATATCCATCGGCCTTGAAAGGTTTATCTGCATCAACGGATTGACCGTCAAGAACGGCGTGTTCGTGTCTGGTTCTTCCATCGAGAGTTGCAATCCAACGTTTTTTGAGCTTTATCCCCATCTTTTCCGCCGCCGCGTAGCTGTCCATGCGTCCGGCGTTCTGCGCGCCGGTCACGGCGGTTCTGGCTGTGCGGATAGCGCTATCTCGGCTCATGGTGGTGATCCGCTTTTGCAGGTCGTCCGCCATGTGCTTGATGCTTTTCCCCTGCAAGATGGAGCTGGTGACGCTGGCCGTGATTTGTTTCTTGCCATACGCAAGGTCAATGCCACGCTTTAATGCGCGCTTTGGTGGATAATATGGCATTAAATCGGGTTGCTCTACCATGAGCCGCTTGACCGTCTGCTCGTCCCACAGGTCAAAGCCCACGTCCCCAGCCACGCTCTCGATGGTGTACGCCGCATAATTGCGGTTCAGAGAATAGATACCGGGCGTAGCATCGTTGGTGTAGGATACCGCCACAGCGTTTGCATCGGTCGCACGGTGGGCCACCTTGTCGCGCATAGCTTGATATCGTTCCCCGCGCCCGATCTGATTCAGCCGCCATTGCTTATAGTCGGCCTCCGTCCATTCCTTACCGTTCTGCACGGCGCCGATCAGTGCCTTCATTTCCTCGTCGCGCTTTTGGAATTGCTCAAAGTAATCGTCGATGGTAGCTTGTAGCTCTTTCCCAGCCTCGCGGTACAGTTTTGCAATGCGCCGTTCCAGCTTTGCAAGCTCCTTGTCGGTCAGTTTGTGCCCGAGGTCTTCGTTTGGCATTTCTGCCTCCGTTTCACAATATCATCATAGTGCGGTTTTACGCGAATTACATTCCAGTCGCATTCCTCCGGAACTTTGCCATAAAAGATCACCCATTCCGGTGAAAGGCGTTTCATCATTTCCTCGTAGCCGCGCAGAAACAGCCGCTTGCTTTCCTCGTTCTGCTGTGTGCCTACCGAACTAACTGCAACTATCCCGCCGACCGGCTCACCATCAAAGCACCAGTCGTAGCTGTTCTCGTCGCTCCATGATATAGAGGGATAGACCGTCATGCCATGCATTTGCCAGTATGCCGCCAGCCAGTGCTTGCGGTAATGGTTGTATATCTGCATCGCCAGCGGCATATCCGTGTAGGTGGAAAAGTCCGGCGCGCACACCGCCGAAAAATACGACAGTTTCGGAATGTACTTGTCAGGCGTGTTCCAATATCGAATGAATTGATAATCGTCCACGAAGAAATGCACGATCTTGCTTTTCGTGTCTTTCGCGGTGTAATGGTAATTCACGGGGATAAACTCGCCATGCGGATACGCCTTTACCGGCTCGATCTGCGGAATGTCGTACTTTCCAACGCCGGGGAATGTGAACTTGTCGAGATTTTCAAAGTTAATCATAAATCCCCCAGTAAATGCTTGCGCCGCGTCCACCCATTACTTGCGTTTTCTCCTTCTCTTTTCCATGCCTCGCCCGAAATACGAATCTACATTTTCATTCAACCTGCGTTGCGCCCTTTCGTATGTCGATGATGTGATTTCCCGCTGCCCACGATTTGGGTTATAATGTTCCCGAAAATATCTTTTTGCGTACTCTTCCGCAGATTCCGTTTTCTTCTCTGCCGTTTTAACTTTCCCATGTAACTCTCTGACCATTTTTTCAGCCAGAGAATTTACTTGTTTTGTCGTAATTTCGTAATCCCGCATAAACGCTTCTTTTCCGATTGCGTTTTTAACGCTTTCCATAAATGTTGGAGAATTAAGCAATTTTTCTGGTGTCTTGGTGTATTGCTTTGTGGATTGCCACCAGTCACTTGATTCAACATTGCGGCGAATTTTCCCGATTGCCGTTCCGCCTGCTCCACCTCTACCTCCCATCACTCTACCTCCTTTTTAATTGCCACGGTTTCATTTGCAAAACTGCGGTCAATTTCTTCTGCCGATTTCCGCTTCGCCATGTCCTCGTACTGGTCAATGTCGCCATTGATCGTCAACAGCTTCTTTGTGATGTACTCGTCATCGTAATACGCCGCGCCCAGCAGAATATTTTGCGTTTCCTCGCTCTTGTTGATGATCTGATTGCGCGTGTAACTCGGCTGATCCTCAATGCCTGCCAGACGAAGGATTTCCACAATAAACCGCGTTACCTCGGATTCAAACTTGTCTGTTTTCAGATCCAGCGGCGCATAGCTGGCCTTGATCGCCGTTGCCGTCTGGTTCCCGGCAGATACCGCCGCCGCGTCAAAGCACTGGAAATCTTCATAGAGCTTCTTTTTCAGCATATCAATGGTGCTGCTGGTTCCCTCAAACGGAGCCTCGATGGTCTTGCTCTCCACCTTTGCGCCATCGTCGCCGTTGGCGTGGGCGACATGCGTGGTTTTCAATCGCTCCACAAATTTCGCATCGTCGAGATCGTCCATACCGTTGTAGTTAGACAGCACCCAATAGATCAAATTGCCCTCGTCCACGTTGTTGACCATATTAGAGGACGCAAGATCGAGCGCGTCAATGGTGTTGCGCTTGCCGACAATTTCGGATAGGCACCGCTTGTTGTTTTTCAGAGGCACGATGGGGAAACTTGGATAATTGCCACCGTCGTAAATCTCTGTTTCGCCAACTTCGGCCTTGCGGATAACGAGCTTGTAGCTGCGCTTTTCCTGCAATACGCTCATATCTTTGTTTTTCGGCTGGAAGTACTCGGTAAAACCGTCGACCTCGTACAGCGTCGCTCTCAGCGGCTTATCCTGCGCCACCTGCCAGAACCGGATACCGGCTTTCATTGCGCCGTCTTCCTCATCATAGAGGGGGACGAACTCAAGCAGGGAGAACACGCGCAAATGCGTCAAATCCCAAAAGCCAAAAGACACGCCTGCGATTTTCGCCTCACGCGCCGCATCCATGACTTCCTGATCGAAGTCCGGGCATAGTTTTTTCGGTGTTTCCTTCTCCGCAAAGGTCACACCGTTTCCCAGCAGATACGAAACCTCCTGATCTACCGCCAGCCCGAAGAAATGGCTAGCCAACTTATGGTTCGCCGTCCACATATCCGTGTGGCTGCGACCCTGCATATCATAGATGATCTTCTCATAGCGGTTGATGGTCGGATTTAGACCGTTATAGTATTCCTCCGCATCCACCGCCGTTTTATACGCTGTGCTCTCGCGGTGCTCATTGATCGTGCTGCGGACAAACTCAATGCGCGCCTGCTCGTTTTCACCGACCGACACGAGGTCGTTATATGTTTTGATAGCCGCTCACCGTCCTATCTGTTCCAAATGGGGGTATAATCGCTCTTTCCCTTTTGACCCGGCATCCTCCATATCGATTCCGTCGCATATCGGCATGCATCAATATGGTGGTTATTTGCGTCAGGATAGCCGCTGATGATCTCTCCATCGCGGTTCCGCTCGTACTCATAGGAAATAAATTCTTCTGCCGTTTTTGGGCATTTTACCTTGTCAATTACGATGCTCGACAAGCTTTGCAACCACTGCATAGATCGGTCAATGCTTCCCGGCCCTTTTCTTGCGCTAATGCAGCGTAAGCCGAATTTTTGATAGTCCGCGACGCTCTTAGGCTCTGCGCCGTCTGCTGTGATGAGATCGCCGCGGGTCAGCCCATAGTCAATCAGCATATCCGCCGTTTCTTTGTTCCGCTTCTTGTTTGCGGTCATTTCCGCAAAAATGTATAACGTGCGTCTCGCAGCGTCGTAATGGCAACGATTGAATGCCCACGGGTCGGGGAAATATCCCCAGTCAACACCGTTATAAATTCGGTCGAACTGCGAAGCTTCTTCATCGGTAATTTCTCGCAGCTCCAAATTTTCAAACACATTGCCACCCGTGCCGACCGGAATGCCGAGGTATTCGTGCTGATATGCTCGCTCGTCCGTCTCTTTGAGGTGTTCTGCTTCATCGATAAACTGCTGCCCCAGCCATTCGGGCGGCGCTTGCAGATACGTTGACTTGTGGCACAGGCGGTCGGCGCGTTCCTCCAAGCTGTCTTTGTTCGCCCAGTTGTCGCGCGAAATTGGCGGGTTATAGCTCTCAAAATTCCAAAACACCGAGCCGCCGCGCATGGTCGACTGCAAAATGTTTCGGATTTCCGCGCGTCCGGCAAACTGATCTTTTTCCTCAAAGTGCGTTACGGCGATGTAGCCAAACGGCACCTTGATGGACTTGATCTTCATGGGATCGTCAGCGCCCCGGAACATGATCTTCTGTCCTGTTGGCTTGTAGATCAGTTCCATCGGGGAGACTTTGGCTTCCCAATACGCCGCCATGCCCAACTCACCGATTGCCCAAATATACTGGGCATAGACGCTATCGCGGATCGTGTTTGCCACCTTGCGCAGCACAAGCGCGTGCGTTCCCGGATTGGCAACCAGCAGAAGCGGCACGATAATTGATACCGTAGAAGATTTCAACGAACCTCGACCGCCGCTAAAATCGTAATGCGTGTGACCATGCCGGAAAATGTCATGTGCAATGTCATAAAACGCAGGCCCGATCTTTTCTGACAAACGAATATCAGACATCGATAATCACCTTAACGACGGAATCGGTGCTGGAATTGTCTTGTTTATCAAACACTCCTGTATGCTTTGCAAGCATCTCAAGCGCCTTTAGCTTGTTCGCATATTTCAGATCACTTTCTGTGCAATCAGACGCAGGCTTGTCCGCGATTTCTTTTAGCTTTTCAATCACATAGTCCTGCGTTACTTCCGTCCGCTTCTGCCTTTCCGCCTTTGCTTTTTGGATGGCAGCTGAAACGTTACTATTCGTAACCAACTGCCTACCTTTCTCGGCGTTCTTATACCCTGCTCTTGCGGCTGCCTGTGTGGCATTCAAATCCACAAGATATTCTTGCACAAATCGTTCTTGCTTTGCTGTTAATGCCACTCATCACCACCTCGCACTTTTATTTGCTACCAGCCCCCGCCCCTTGGCCTTACATAGCAGTCTTTACCCGCCCCGAGGGGCACATCTGGTGCGGCATTGCAGTCCTGCCCTGCTTTAGCGCTTCAGGGAAAGTCCCCGTCACTCGCTGTGGTCTCCCCTTACGGGGCACCTATGCCGTATATCTCCGCAACGAGCCGGTCGGCGCTCCGGCATCTCCAACAGCATGAGCATTTGCGTCCTCACGTCCGGGCGGAAGCTGCCTGTTCTGCCCTTCGTTGCGGTGCTGCCGTCTAAAACTGCCATCACCATGCGCAATCACGGTGACGTGCTGGAACTCCGGTAGCGTAGTTTGTGGGCATGTCCCCGCTGGGCCACATCGTCGAGAGGTGCGCGGGGTCCTGTGCCGCATGAGAGGCGCGACCTCTCGGCCCTGATCGTGGGCTGCATCGTGCGTGCGGCAAATCGCGGGGGGGCGGTGTGAAAAGATAAAAAGCACCGCGCCCCGCTATGGCGCAGGAGGCTGAACGCCATAAATGAGAGAACCGCAAAGGCTTTTACACCTCTGCGATTCTATTATCTCATAAGCAAATGGCTTTTTAAGGCCAACCTTTAATCATCAAGCAGCCCGTAATTCCGCGCGACGCACTTGATGAAATCCGTATGCCATCGTCTCGCCGTCCGGTCGGAACAGTTAACCGCCATCGCCGCACCTTCGAGTGTATGGGTCTTGTCCCAGAACACAAGGCGGATAAATTTCAAGCGCTCTTCGCCGTCTTTCATTGGCCTTGTTTCGCTCACCGCTTTTCGCACAGCGTTGTTTTCTAACAAAGCCACTCCATGCAACTCCTGCTCTCGATCTGGGTCGTAGCGGCGGATAATGGCTTTTACATAGCCCCACCAACTATACCGAGGTTTACTCATGGCGCGCCAGCTTTCTCTTCACCCCACGCCCACAGGTTGCGCCACGGGTGGGATTCTGCGTAATTGGCGCGCTGCTCAGCATTGCTCCATTGCTGATGCATATAATCGCGTTCTTCTTCAACCTGTCGGCAGCCAACCGTCATTCTCGATACCTCTGCATTCGCCCGCCCAAGCGCCGCCTCAGTGTTATTGAGTTTGTTTTCCAAGTCGGCAACTTCTCGCTTCGATGCCTGCCACGCTCTCCAATACTGCTGCCTCTGATCGTTCAAATGCTGAGCCGAGTTTTTGGCTGAATCAAAGTCCGCTTTCAGCTTCTTGATCTCGTTGGCATTGTTGATGGCTTCGCCGTTCATCTGGCTGATCTGCTCGGTCAGGGTGGCGTTTCCCCGCTTTAATTCCTGCACGTCTGCCTGCGCGTCCTCCACCATCTTTGCCATCTGGTCTTTGATGTACTTCTTTACGTTGATGCTCATAGCTTGGCTCCTTCCATTTTCATCTGTTCTTCCCATCCCCGGTCGCTCACGATGCTCACGACCTTGCAGTCGCCGTAGCGCTCAATGTCCATGGCAATTCGCTCCTTGATGCCCTGCGCATCGGCGGCGGGGACGTTGGCTTTAATCGTGATCGTCAGCATATACGTTACCTTTCACGTGCTCTTTCCACCACAGATATTCTTTGCGCTCTCGTCGATATTCAAAAATCAGGCTTTCCGCCTTGCAAATATCGCGGAATCTGTTACTTGCTGCAATCCATGCAGTCTCAACCAGCCACCATAAAAAGCATAACGCTGCAAGTATCGCTGCAATGCCGCCAATCGCTATAAAGAACATTCCAACGCCTTCAACAAAAGATTCCATTCGTTACACCTCCTTCGGCTTTCCGTAGCTACAAAAGCCATCTGCGCACATCATTTCAAATGATTTCATACATTTGCCTTTCGGGCCGTCATCTGTCCCATAAGTATCGGGGTCATCATCCCAATGTACACAGTCATTGCACCGAGTAACGACCACAGCATCTACGGACGGAAGAACATACTTGATTATGTGATGTGCTTCTGTAAATCCCTCGGCAAGACTATCAAGCTGAGTTTCACCGTTGTGTATCAATTCTTTCGTTTTCTCGTATTCTTTGCCAAACAGTCTCAATGCTTCATCAGCGTCAATCAGCCTCATCGCTGTCACCTCCGTCCATCTTCGCGCCGCATGCAGGACAGTAGTTGGTAAATTTAGCGATCAGGTTATATCCCCGTTTGCACTCTGGGCAGATAATAATTCCACTCTCATCTTCAATCCACTGTGCGTGCACCACTGGCGCAACGTCAGCGGCGGGGGCATCCTCGATCATGTCGATTGCGTCACCGGTGCCGCACGCACGGCATCTTACTCCGTTGTAGCTATTGCAGCCTATGCAATAAACTTCTTTGATGCGATTAATTGTCGCCTCGCGGCTTATGAATTCAGCCATTGTCAGCCCTCCTGTTCCATGCTTCGATTGCTAATAGATGATTCAGGTACCAATGTGTTCTCGGTTCGATTGGACAGTCTCTATTTGGGCAGCATGCCCGAAAGCAGTGACCGTTTCTCTGCATAACGCCCTTGGCTCCGCAAAACGGGCAGGGTTTTAATTCAAACATCTTCCATCACTCCACCTCCTGCATCTTACTAATCACTTGTCGGATCACATCGCCACCATAAGCGTCTTTCGTCAACTCCAAGAATTCCGTCAGTGTCATCATGCCATGCTTAAGGTCAACACCTCGGTCTCGGGCAAACTGCTTTCTCCCCATGTCACACGAGCCGGTCAAGCGGTGATGCCAGTCGTAAAAGTACTGCGTCGGATACGTTCTTCCCTCGTCTGTCTCGCGCAGGAACGCATCAATTCGCTCTTCTTCCGGCATATCCTCAAAAAGCTTATCGCGCAAGGCCTCCATTGCTTCGCGCAGCGTTTCGCCGTGCGCAAAAAACCCGTCCTGCTTGACGATGTAGCACGGTGTAAGCGTCAAATCACCGTTCAAGATTGCCCCGTGCGCAGTGTTGCCGCGCACGGAACGAATCAGCGTATTGACACCGTCAATTCGATAAACCGTTTTCCGGTTGAAACTCTTAATTCCGTCGCCGTAGCCGGAGCCGGAGCCGTCGCCGTAGCCGGAGCCGGAGCCGTCGCCGTAGCCGTAGCCGGAGCCGGAGCCGGAGCCGTAGCCGGAGCCGTCGCCGTAGCCGGAGCCGGAGCCGTCGCCGTAGCCGGAGCCGTCGCCGTAGCCGGAGCCGTAGCCGGAGCCGGAGCTCACAACCAGAAAGTCTTTGATCTTCTCATCAAGCGTCATCTCTTCCACTCCTTTACGCCTCGAAGCGACGCAGATGCCGCATCCGTGCACGGGATGATCTGGATCGCACCAAGCACGGTCATCTCCGGAATCGTCACAGTAAAACGGCAGTTGCCCGGCGTTTTCGTACCGTCTTGCGCGAGCTGCTCAACAGCGCACGCGCCGTCCCAGCTCCACAACTTACGCACCTCGGTCATGGTAACCTCGGAGCCGGTTCTCTCCTTGATTTTGCCGAAAAACACGCCTGCGCGGTCGCAGCGAACGATATAGTCCTGATTGTTCATGATGAAATTCCTCCTGATTTTTGTTAAAATTTGAAGCTCTCTCTGAGTTTGATCCCGTTTACCTCTGCCTCCGCCGTAAAGTAGCGGTGGCGCTCGTTGATGTACACGCCGCGCCCGTGCGCAGTCGTCTCTTTCGTGGTAACGCTCAGGATGCCGGCGCTGCCCTGAAATGCGGCAGGCTTCCAGCTAAATGGTTCTCCGATGTACATGGTCATTCCTCCCTAATGTCTCCGCCCCATTGCTCCGCCATAGCTTTGGCGATGCCTGGAAAAGTCTTTGCGCGGTTTTTCGCCCTATCCGTGGTAAACATACCTTTATGCTTTTCCCCATGCTTATGGCTGTAGCTACCGCTCGGACACCATGTTGCTGCCGGTTCAACAATATTGGTCGGCTCTAACGGCTGGACACCACGCTCCCACAGCAAGGTTTTTTTGCTGAACGGGTGCCCGTATTGATAAGGCTGTATGGCTTGGGTTGGCTCTGGATACTCAAAGACTTTACTCGGCGTCGGATTCTCAATCACAACTTTTCCACAATCCGCTGCCAAAATAGCTAAAAACAGCGCTTTGCCGCACAACCCCTCATAATACCGCTTGATATTGAGCTTGCCGCCCCTATACAAGTGCCGCGCTCCGGCGTTGCTGGTTTTGGTGCAGGGCGGGAAAGCAATAATCATATCCCACCGTCCCACATCATGGGTCTGTCCGTCCATTGTGGTCACTTGCCCCCCCTCAATGGCCTTGAGCGCATCGCCCAGGATATGCCACTCCGGATGCCCGCCAGACGGTTCCTGGATGTCACAAGAGTATGCCTCGTGCCCCAATGCGCGGAACGCCTTACACACTTCCTGCGATTCCTCGCAGGCAACTAAAACCTTCATCTCAATACCTCACTCCGATGTAATCCAGAACCCGACCGTAGCCGAGGCCCTTTTCGTTTGGCTTCCATAGCCCATCCGTGTCCCATTCGCCGCCGCCTATGCAAAAGTCATAGTGCTTCGGGTGCGTGCGCTTCATGCGCTCGAAGCGGTTTTCGCCCTTTTCAAGGTGCGCCCCGAAACCGCAGAACATGCACCCTGTCCTCTGGCATCCCGTGCAGTGTAGTTTGCAGTCGATCAGCGTTTCGGTGTAGTCGTTCTCGCCGTCGCTGGCCACGATATCGCCGTAGACGCTTGCGATAGGGATTTGCCGGTCTACGATAAACCGTAATACGTCTTGCTCCGTCCAAAAGCTCATGGGCTTCCCTGCTGGGTGTTTCCCTTCAAAAACATTGCAACCGTTTTTCAGCCAAACTTTAGTTCTCAAGCGGCTTTCTTGCGCCATTGTCGCCATCGTAGGGACTCTTTGCGTTTTTCTCATATAGGCGTTCATCGGCCTCTTTTTCATCTCTCCGCAGCACCTTGAAGATATTGCGAATGGTGCGTATAGCAGAAATTCCCACTTTTCGCAGTTGTATTCGCTCGGTTTGCCGTCCTTTCGCAAATATTCGCCGCGAAGCCGCGCCGCAGATCGTCCGTCAGGCTTTACCCTTGCTTCTTCAACATACGCCGCAACCTCCTTGCTCACGATGCTATACCCGTACTTCCGCACCACCTGCCGGATATTCATCTTCGGGCGCAGCCGCACAAGCTCAACGGTGATTCGTGGGAACTCTCCACGCAGCCAATCCGCGTACTCGTTCACGAACCTCTGTATCTCCGGGTATTCCAGCCCCGTGTTGACAAATACCAGCGTCAGCGGATATGGCGGGGATCGAAAGCTTGATAGATATCGCGCTGCCAAGTATACCAGCACCGTGCTATCCTTTCCGCCTGAGAACGACACGTAGCACTTTCCGTTCCACGCGGTGTACCACTGGTCGAGCTTTTCGTAAGTTAGGATTTCTTTGTCTTCCAGATCGAGGGCTAAGAGCTGTTTCGCCGCCTCTTTCGGAATCGGCTGATTGCTATACCCTTCCTCGGCTCCCCTCGCATTCTCCGAACAGCTCCCGAAACGGTTTCCCAGTCAAATCCTCCAACGCGAGAAACGCCCGCACGGTCACATCCACATCGCCCTTGATATACCGGCTCACGTTAGTCGCCGAAATCCCGGTCACCTCGGCAAGCGTGGTCTGGTTGTAGTTGGTCTTCTCCAGCGCCGCTTTGAGACCCGGATACGGGCAGCGCTCCCACGGCGTCTTGCTCATAACGAATCGGCTCATATCACTCGCCCCCTAACAGCACTTCGATAGGGACGTTCAGTGCTTCGGCGATGTAAAGATACGTCGATACCGCGCCGTATCGTCCGCCTCGCTCAATGCAGGATATCGTGCTGTCCGATATTCCGGCCCTTTCCGCGATGGCCTCCTGATTCAACCCGCGCATCTGCCGCCACGCCTTGACGCGCTCGCCGATGCGCTGCTCGGTCGGGATAGGACCCTTCGGCGCTTTATCCTCGCTCAAAAAGTCGATCACACGGATCCCTACGGCTTCGCAGATACGTTCGCACAGCGGGATAGTCGGCATAATGCGCCCGCACTCGTAATTGCACAGCTGCCCTTGCTCAATGCCACACATGGCGGCAAACTGCGATTGGCTCATGCCCCTTGCTTTTCTCAGGTTGCGGATCCGCTCCGCAGTGTCTTTTGCATTCATCTTTTTCGCTCCCATTATTTTCTCAGTTTCTGCCCGCGCCGCGTCTTGAACTGGCGCGCGCCTAAGTAATCGTCTTTTGCCTGCGTCTGCCGCTTCTCTTCGGCTTTCGCCGCCCGGACCTTTGCGATATCCTCCGCGTAGTGCGGGCAATGGTCCTGACAGCCGGGATAGCGCACGGGCGGCTTGCAGAAGTGGCAATGTTCAAAGCTCATCTCACACCTCGCGGATCGTGATGCCGTACTTCTCCTGCATCAGTTTCTTTTTCAGCAGATAGTCTTTCGTTTTCATGCCCTTTGCGTCCTCTACCTCGCGCAGCCAGTACACCGTGCCATTTTGGTCCGGCACGGTCGCCCGCTCGTAGGTAAAATCTGCCTTGTAGACCATCGGCTTGATCCTCTCCCCCTCAATGGTCGTGTAACCTTCCACGAGTGTGAAATTGGCTTGCAGCCGCAAATCGCGAATCTTGCCCATCGCGCGCAGCACTTTCAGCTCCGCAAACCGCGCCGCCTCGCGCTCGGAATCAAACTTGATGCCGTCGCGCACGACTTTTCGGTTCCCGTACTTGCTCCGTTTTTTGACTTCCTGCACGGCCATCTTTGCCATAACCTGCGCTTGAGCATCTTTGCCAAGCTGAGAAATATCAATCCCCATGTGTTAACCTCCCATCTCGGCAGCAGCCGCTTCCCACGTCAGCCCGTGTTCCCTTGCATAGCGCGAAACACTCGGCAGAAATGCTTCCTGTTCGGCAAGCCGCTCGATGTATGGCTTCATCCAAGCCACCGAGACGCGCGGGGAAGCTGCGCCCCTGATCTTTGCCAGCACTTGGCCGACCTTCGGGGGGAATCCCCTCGTATCCTCGGCAATCAGCGCATTCACTGCGTCCATCGCTTCGGCGGGGTCTTCATTGCCCAGCATGTCCGACCAGAGGGCAACCATCTCTTCGGCTTCTGCTCTGGTCATCTTGGCATAGGCCTGCGGATAGGCCTGTTTTAATCGCCCTAAAAGGCTAATTACGTCAGCTCTTTCCACGGTTCTTTTCCTCCTCCAACATCTCGGCGAATACATCGCCGCCGACAAACGGCCTATTCTGCGGTGCCTTGCCGCCCTTGTCCTGCTCCCTGGCAAGCCACGAGGTGATAAACCGCTTAATCCCTCCGCGTGTCTTTCGCTTGGTAGGGTTCGCGTCGCACCACCCTGCCATGTTTCTGAGCTGTTGTAGAACGTCAACGCTCGGATAGAGCTGCGACCATTTGGCCCTGTCGTTCTCCGAAACGTCGAAAAAAGT